CAGTCGGAGATGGTGTGCCGGGCCGGAGATCAGGCCGGGGTGTGCGCGATCGAGTGGATGCCCGTGTAGCGCAGGATCTGGAAGGCGAAGTAGCCCCAGAGGTTGAGGACGATGCTCTCGGGGCCGGCCTTCTCCTCGAACCGGAACGTGAGCAGCGGCGACTCCCACGCCCAGGCGTCCACGTGGTTGAAGACCACCACGTCGTCGGTCCCGGCGGTCAGCGCCCAGGCCGGGGTGCCGGCCAGGCCGTCGATGTTCAGCGACTGCGCGGACTGCCCCACCGTGCCGGGCGCGTTGGACGGCGCCAGGTACGGGAACAGCGGGCGGCCCGAGGAGTCGAACGCCGACGTGAACGATCCGAAACCGCGGCTCGACAGCAGGATGCGGTCCGGGGCCACGGTGTACCGGTGGAAGGGGAACTCGCCCTCGACCACACGCAGCTTCTGCGAGAGGTCCGTGCCGTCGCCCACGTTCGTGTAGACGTAGCAGCCCTCGGTGGACTGGCCGCTGCCGGTGTCGTTGTCGGTCGCCCCGGCGAGCGCCGTAGCGATGACCGCCTCGGTGTCCTGCGAGTACTCCTCGCGCATCGCAGCCAGGGCGATCTGGTCGATCGCCGGGTTGCTCGAGTCGACGAGCTCGCGGCTGATGACGAACTCGCCGGACTGCGCGGTCGGGGTGACCGTCCGGTACGTGTGGTCGGTGATCGTGCCGGTGCTGGGGCCGGTGTTCTCGCTGTTGGTCCCGGACAGGCCCGAGCTGCCGACCCAGACGGGCACCTTGAACGGGGTCGCGTTCGCGATCGCGCCCCGGCTCATGGCCTCGAACAGTGGGCGGCCCTGCGGGATCTGGCCGACGTACAGGTCGGGCCGGTAGCCGGGCGGGATGATCTGCGCCTGGTCGGTGATGTTGCCGGCGTTCGCGAACCTGGCCGTGGCCTGTGAGGACAGCTCGGCGGTCTGTGCGGCGTACTTCCGCAGCCGGGACAGCGCCTCGTCGGCCGCCGCGCCGTACTCGGTGCGGGCGACCCAGGCGTCGCGGACGAACGATGCGCCGTTGCCGTCGAGGCTGTAGGCCAGCGGCTCGCGGACGGCGGCCTGCCCGGCGGGCACCACCTGCCGCTGCTCCTGCGGGACGGTCCCGAGGCGCTCGACGGCGGCCGTGAATGCCTCGACCGCGGCCGTGAAGGCGACCGAGTCGATGACGGGGGCGGGGGTGACGACCGGGGCGGCGGCAGGCGCAGCAGCCGGGGCACTGAGGGTGGTGCTGGTCGGGGCAGCGCAGGGCGTGCCCGGCGCGTGGACCTTCCCGCAGATCGAGCACGGCATGGCGTTGTTCCCTTCGGTGGGGTGTGCAGACGCGGCCACGGACGTGAGCCGCGCGTCGTCGAACGCCGGGGTCGCGGTGAGTGCGGCCCCGGTGAGCCTGGCCTTGGCGACCAGGAAGACGCCGTCGTCGACCGGGTCGACGGTGTAGTCGAGGATGTCGACCTCGGCCGAGAGGCCGTCGAGGATCTCGTCCTCGGCCTCGGAGAGCGCCTGGTCGCCGGACGAGGTTCGGCCGACCTTGAAGGACGCGGCGACACCGCCGTCGGTCTCCTGGACGGCGGTCGCTGCGCCGAGCAGCTGGGCACGGTCGTGCTCGCGGTTCAGCTTCACGCGGGACACCGCCGAGCGGTTCCACTCGACGCTGCCGGGCGCGAACCGCCAGCGGCCCTGACCGTTGCGGCCGACCGGGCCGAACGGCAGCAGCATCCCGGAGACGGTGCGCTTGGCGGGGTCGGCCTTGAACTCGATACCCTCGGCGGCCTCGAACGTGAACCGCTGGCCGGTCATCTCCGGCGCCGAGAACCTGACGGCCCCCAGGTGGTGCTCCATCGCTGCTCCGTTCGTCTGCTGACCGGCCGGCACCGCCGCCGGCTTCGGCCGCTGCTCGATGGCCGGCCGCTGCGGGCGCGGCGGCAGCTCGGGGAGGTCCTCCTCGGCGCGGATCTCGTCGACCTCGATCGCCTCGAGGTCCCGCGCGATCCGGTACGTCTCCCAACGGGTCTTCGGGTCCGCCTTGAGGAAGTCGTCGAGGTCCCAGACGATCCGCTGCCCGGACGGCGTCACGTCGCCCATCGACAGGCGGTCCGCGATCGCCCGCAGGTACGCCGCGTACGTCTCGTTGATCCGGTCCTGCCTGCGGTCGACCGCGTTCTGGTAGGTCCGGCTCGTCGTGCTGACGCCGAGGTCCTCGGGGTCGATGCCCATGAGGTTCGCCAGGGCGAGGTTCGCCTTCGACTGCAGCTCGGCCAGCTGCAGCTCGGCCGGGCTCATCACCTCGAGCGGGTTGTACTTGAGCGACAGCGGCACGTACCCCGTGGTGCGCCGCTGCCGCGCCGCCTGCCACTGCGTGAGGATGTCCTCGATCTCGTCGTCGTCCGCCGGGTCCGCGCCGTCCCCCGGCGTGAAGTACCCGCGCATCGACGGGTCGTCCGCGTACATCTCCGCGGCCTGCTCGAGCTTCAACGCCCGCCGGATCGCCCGCGCCCCGTGCGTCAGCAACGGAGGGTTCGGCGAGTCGAACCTGACCATGCTCTCCGCCGGAACCGGCTCGCCCATCACCCATACCACGCCGTTCGGGAACGCCCCCGACGGCAGCGTGTGCAACGGGTACCCGTCCGGCGGCGACATGCTCACCGCGGTCACGTCGACGTGCCGGGCCCGCGACGGCCACATGCTCGCGCCGCGCGGCTCGAACCCGACGATCCGCCACCAGCTCAAACCTTCGAACAGGAGGTCCTCGAACGTCTGCGCGAGCGTCACCACGTTCGGCACGAACGGGTCGATCTGCTCGAGCAGCGACAACGCCACCGGCCGACGCCGGTCGTCGATGCACCGCAACGGGAGCGACGCCAGCGACCCGCAGATCAGGTTCCGGCCGCGCATCACCGCCGGCACCTGCAGCGCCTCGTCGCGCGACACCCTCGGCGCGATCGCAGCGGCACCCACGCCGCCGTAGATGCCGCCCGCCGACCACGGCGACCCCAACCAGGAGAACTCCTCCCGGCGCACCGTCCGCCCCGTGGCGGCAGGCTCGGCCGACGCCGCGGCGACGAGCATCTGCCACCGGTCACGCAGACCCATCGGTGTCCCCCCTCGCCACGACCAGCCGCTGCCTGCCCACCGACTTCTGCACCGACAGGCCCCAGGCGGCAGCCGTCAACGCGACCAGCGAGCTGATATCCACGTCCGAGCGCTTCCGCGCCCAGCCCCATGCGCCGTCACCGATGTCCCGCGTCGCCGCGCCCTCGATGGCGGTCGTGACGATCGGGTCGCCGCGGTGCCAGAAGTCCGGGGCATCCCCGGCCACCGCGTCGGCCAACCCGCCACAGGCCTGCCCCATCTGCGCCGCCGACATCACCATCAGCAGCCCGCGCGGGTTGGAGTCCGAGCGGACCGTGAAACCGGCCTTCGCGAGGTCGGGCAGTAGCGCCGCGGCGGGCGAGGCCCCGTCGAGGACCACCGCCTGCGGCCTGTGCCGGTCCCGAAGTTCCTTGAGCCTCGCGACGACCCAGCCGGTGCCGGGGCGCTGGTCGACGAGCCCGCCGTGCACGTCCCCGTCGGACCGGACCCCGGCCACCGCGATCGACGACGACCCACGGTCCGGGGTGACGTCGAGAGCGAACACCCGACGACCGACCGCTTTGGACCCGTCGTCCTTGCGTGCCAGCCATGCCGCTACCGAGATTCCCCGGCTGCCCGTCCCGGGCTCCTCGCCCCAGCCGAGGCGCTCCCGCGCGTACTCCGCCGGGATCGCCGCCAGCTCCTGTCGCTCGGCCTCGAGGTAGGACCGAGAGATCCGCCCATGGAACGCGGCCGGGTTGGCCGCGACCACCGTCTCGAGGTCGTCCAGCACGCAGCCCGGGGTGCCCGGCTTGTGGTCGCAGCGCGGGGTCGTGCACCCAGGCTTGTCGAGCGAGCCCGGGGCGCACCACTCCACGTAGGTCATCAGCCCGGCACGTCCGCGCCGGATCACGTCGTGCAGCACCACCGACGAGGCGTGCGCCGCCGACGATCCATAGATGATCTGACCCCGGGCCTTCGTGCTCAGGATCGGCAGCAGCGACCCCATGTGCGACGGCTCCAGCGCGAACGCCTCGTCCAGCACCACGAGGTCACCGGCCAGGCCGCGACCCCCGGTCTTCACCCGGGCCTTGAACTTCAACCGGCAGGTCTCCCAGCGCCCGGACGGCAGGCGCCGCCGGAACGTGATCGACTCCCGGCCCGTCGCCCGAGAGATCCCAGCGACCCGCTCGGCGAACCACGGGTACAGCGGGCGCCCCGTCGAGTCCTCGGCCTCGGCGTACTCCACGAACGTCCGGAACGTCTCCGTCGCCGTGCTGACCTCATGTGCGGACCAGACCGCCAGCTTGTCCCCACCCGGCCTCAGCAGCCGGGTGAGCACGATCCCCTCGAGCGAGTAGGTCTTCAGGTTCTGCCGGGGGCAGATCACCGCCGCCGACAGGCTCGCCGGTGACCCGTCCGCCTTCGCCGAGGTCAGGACGTCCACCGCGAACCGCTGCGTCGGGTCGAGCGAGCGCCCGATCTTCGACAGCACGCCCTTGACGGCCCGCACGTGGCTACCCGCACGCTCCGGGACGTGCCAGTGCGCCGGGGCGCAGATCCCTTCCGGCAGCTCGGTCAACCGACATTCCAGTCGACGCCGTCACCCTGCGCCGCGGCCGGTGCCGCGTCTGCGAGCGCCGAGTCGAGCGCCGCCCGGAACTCCCTCGACAGCGAGGCCAGCGAGGCGCCCGAGTGGCCCCCCGCGTCGATCGAACGCGCGAGCTGCAGCACGACCAGGGCGGCCGGGTCGTCCAGCCTCTCGGCCTCACGCAGCTTCCGCTCGGTCGCCTCGGCCAGGGTCGGGATCGACTGCGCGACGCCCGGGCGGATCTCGCGGACGACCGGAGCTGCGGCCGCCTCGGGCTCGATGCCTCGGCACGGATCGCAGCGCTTCGGCGGACGCCCCCGACCCTTCGGTGGGGCCAGCGGAGCATCACAGTCGACGCACTTACGCACCGTAACCACCCCCGGTGCGGCGGATATTCAGAATTCCTGACACGCGCAGATTGGGGCC